ACCCTCCCGCATAACTCGGGATTCACTTAACTAACCCATGATAATTCTCACTCTGCGCAATATCGCGCCACAATGACCTGAATCTCAATTCACTCCTTCCCGCACTAACAAGAGCTCGCACTATTTCCATCACGGGCAGCTCACCATTCCTATACGCGGTTCGTACTTCTTTTTCAAATAACGCTTCGGGAAAGGATCGATCCCACAATGCGCACTTTTCATGGAAAGACTGCCACCTCTCTGCGAACTTCGCTCTGTCCACAGTCAACGGCTTCGACAGAGACTCTATCGCTTTAATCGGATCAGGAATCCGCCAAACCGAGCGCCCAACAGAATCTACAACAAAAAAAGCCGAAAACGCATATACCACCGCTTCAGAAACACTCCCATGATATACTATATACTTCAAAGGAAAATTCATAGCATTAGCAGCCAACGCAGGAATATCATCACTGCGCAACAACTCAGAAAAGTGTACAGACTGATCGTCATCCCCACCTACAATAGAACAAATTGGTGGAGGGAAACACACTGCCTGATTAATATGAGCCATTATCGTATTCCCATAGAACGTATCCACTTCTCCACTCTTTCTCTGATAACCCACCGTAGCTTTAATACACATAGATAAAAGGCGCAAAAACGTCACTGTATGGCCTTCAGCCCAAGCTAGAATTTGCGCGTCGGTCATTCCCATCTCAGCATAAATAGCCATCTCAACCTTCTGATGTCTGCGTCCTTGCGACTTATCACACTCACTTATATCAGTGGAAGTATATGAAACACCCACTTTGCCATAGGGCCAGAACTTCGTAAAGTGCTGTTCTTGGCGTATGGAATCTCCTCTGAATGCCACCATACACTCAGGGCGCAGGCAAGATTCATACCGCGCCGCCAAATCACTAATAATGGGCCCCCAAGCAGCAGCAACGCGCCTATCATCATGATATACTAGCGTCTGAAACTTTTGCAAGGCACTCGCAGCCGCATTACTCATAGTCGGTTTGACATCCCCTTTAAACATGGCAACAAACTCTTCTACAGGTACAGAGTCAAACATATCTTCTAACTCATCCATCAACACATCCAAGGCCAACAACTTCTTCTCATCAGTACGTTGAACCCACGCAAAGAAATGAGGAAAGCCCGCATGTACGGGTTGATTTCTCAAGAATAAAAGGTGTTCTTCTATATCGGGACGACACAACTTCTCTTTCCAAGCTCGTACTGCAAATGCAGAAAAAGCGCCATCATCCATAGGAACCTTCAATGTCGCAGGATCCGCATTGCGCTTCCTAAAAGCATACCTAAACAGTCTTGAACTTAAAGTTGCAGCCGGCCTATTCGGCCCTGGGAGCAATGAATAAAACAAAGCTCGAGACCTCGGAACGTCTTCATCGGTAACATCCCTATAGTACGCAACATCGAGTACATCCGAAACTGTACGCGAATGTATCTGATCCGTCTCATAACTAAAGTCCGTATTCGCGACATCAGGCATAAGCCTTTGATAAGCAGATGTCAGCGTATTAACAAAATCCGGATCATCGATCTGAGCTCTCCGCTCCACACCAGGAGCTAACGCTTCCGCAATTGTATCCAAACGCTCATAGTGCCCAAACCCCGGCACTAAATCTGGACCAGCCTCAACACGCGATTGTATCTTACTTATAACCCGTGCTCCCAAAGCTGTATTCGCCTTCGGGACACGCAACAGGCCGGCGTCAGCCTCATCAACATCGGCCAACACCACATTCGCATAGGCTTGCGCCTCCCCAAACGCGTATCCTCCTAAAGGTCTCCCTAAATACACACGCTCATAAAGTGAGGCCAAAACCCCCCCAGGGGCCCCCACAAGCACCCGCGCGCACCTCAGCAACAGAGCACTCATATCCGTACGCTCCAACAAATCGCGATACAAAGTGACAACAGAAGGTGTACTCAGGATCGCACGCGGCAACGCCCCCACACGACTCAAAGTCCTAACCAAAAACCTCCGCAACGCGGGGATACCAACGATCTTATGCAAACTATCCAAGGATCTTGAAAAGACCAGACCTACAGCCCCCATAACGCGAGAAAGGGCCCCAGTACCCACAGCACCTATAGCATCCTTCAAAGGTCCAAGAGCCTTCGAAAACGTCTGCGTAACTGAAAAACGCATCGCATATACGTACCAATACACGTACGAAGTCATTGCATCAATAACAAAAACACTAGGCATCTCTCGAACGACGACAGTAGTACCCTTTATCACCGCTCGCGAGAACGAAGACATTATCTTCGCCCTAACGACACCGCGTGTAAGATTAGTTTTATCCGCACTAAAGGCATGCAAAACGGCCTCATCTAACACACGCCTATCTACCAAAACACGGCGACTCACGTAACTCGAAGCGCGTGACGGGTCTAACCAGCCGCCCCGCAACACACTCATATTCAACACATAGGAGTTCTCACCACCAGCATCCCACTCTGCGTGCCACACCTCACCTTGAACGTCGCCAAGAGCGCCGACATCAGTCAGAGAAAAACGCTGAAAAGGACCAACACGCTCTAATAATTCAACTTGGAACATGCGCTCGCCTATATAAAAAACCTTTCGACGCGCCCACTGTTGAAGAACCAAAAGAGAAGCTGCCGGAAACTCAACGGGTCCCTCCGCGGTAACATAATGGACCTCACCGTTAATTAGCACTGAATAAGTCTCGAACCCTTCCAAGGGCTGCAAACCTTCATCAGCAAATGCGCCGTGAACCATAAAAATACCCTGCGCTACCACACACGCGTGCTGCATCATGACCAAAGCAGCCTGCTCCTGTGATATAGGAATCATATTTATATCAAAAAATATGAAATCCACCGAAAGAGTGCAAACACCAGGCACACACTCGTGCATTCCGTAACTCAAACGTAACGCCTCGTCTAAAAAACCCCAATTCAGACCTGAATAATCCCTCTCAGCCTCAAAGGCTGGTCTCCTCAAACCTAACGCATACAACGAATCCAACCTACGTTGTTTTGCAGTCATAAGTCCAGTCGTTAAAGAGGGCGTTTCCAAATGCGGCAACCTACCGTACAAGCAATGTTGATCTAAAAAACCGCCAACATGCATACAATTACGCGCATCACCCCTAAACGAGAAAGCTCGCGCAACCATCTGATCCCGCAGCGCTTCAACACATGCACCCCTAGGATTAGTGATCGGTGCTTGAATCACACGCACTTCTGAAAAATACAAATTTAACAGTTGAGAAACCTCGGGAGAGACCGGCACGGTAACCACACGCAACTCCTTATCATTCTGCATCGAAGCATCTGCAGCCATACGCGTATTCAACAAACCGACCAACTCCGCATTAACGTTCCTATACGTTTCCAAACCAACGCTGCAAAACTCCCTATCCAAGAGACCCTCCAACATTCTACTTACTCCACTTCCTTTAGAATCCATACATTCAATTTACTTTACTTTACTTTCTGGTACTTTACTCGACTTAAATTTAAAGCTTTTTGGGCTTACTACTTAGG